TTATGCCTGTCCCTGCATCTACAATTCGGCTATGACTACCATCATGATAAATCTGTAAATCATCACCAGCACCAAACGTAGCCTTGTCATTGTCACCCAATGCAATGCCACCGTTGGCTGTGATTTCTCCTGTGCTTGTAAGTGCCGCAAACGTAGGACTGTCAGTAGTAGCAACACCCTGATTCAAAGCCTTAACGCTTGCAATAGCAGTCAACTCACTGTCCATCAAGGCACCAGCGGCCGTTACAGCGGCTGTGTCCGTTACGTCTGCCCCAGCTTCAATGCCATCTAGCTTACTTCCGTCAGTAGCGACATCACGCCCATCAACAGTGGAAGTGGTAGTTATAGCACCAGTAAAAGCCGCACCAGATAGCTCGGCCTTATCGGTATTTAGATTGGTAAAGTTAGCATCAACTTCATTATTAGTAAGGGGCGAGCCTTTGCCTGCCCTTGTTGTAATAGTAGACATAGGTAGCCCCCTCTAATTAAGATGCAGTTAGTGTAATAGTCCAAGTCACTGACATGGTATCGTCAGCTTGCTTGTTTACAACAGCGAATACAGTACGACAAAGCATAGTGCCAGAAGTAGCAGCATTAAAGATGCCTGCCTCTGTAACCGCACCAGTGCCTTCGCCTGCTTCGAAAGACGAAACATAGGTAATGGTATTGCTTGAAGCAGTAGTGCTGTCTAACGCTTCCCTAGAGCCTAAAATCGACTCAAGATCAGTATCACCAGCCGCAGCAGCAGTAGTACCGCTACCTAAGGCCATGTGAGACATAACGCCAGCAGAAGCATCAGCCATACGAGAGCAAATGTAGGTCAGACCCGCACTTACTACCAAGTTGTTAATTTCACGGCTTTCTTTTACCTTGCCGTCTTTGTCTTTCAGAACTATCGCAACGTCACCGCGTAGTTTTAAATCATCATTAATCATAAGTCACCTGTTAAAAGGATTGTGAGTAGCCGACATAATCTTCGGCAAAGTAATCGAAAGAGCAATAGCCCTGACCGCGCATCGAACCAGAATCGGATGCACCCATTGTATCACTCAAACCCCTTGACGTGGAATAAGCAAACAAATCGACAATAGTAGCCAGATCGGATCGAACTTTTACAAAGGTCATTTCTTGGTCATCATCTGCGGTGGCTTCACCGTCCAGATCATCTGTGACACCAGTGACCTCATCTATAAACTTGTGAAAGTCCATAGTCTGATCTTCAGCAGCAGAAGAAGAATCAGATATAATCTTGTTGGGAGAGAAAAAAGCACTATCAGTCATGGCCGAACTATCAGCCAAACCTTTACCAAACGCCATTGCCTCAGAGTCAGTAAATGCAGAAGCATCTGCAAATGCTTTGCCTGCGCCTAAGCTAATCGACTCAGCCGCAGAGAATGCATCCGTATGCGATCTGTTAAATGCAGTCAGTATGTCTATGCTCTCAGCCACAGAGGATGAATCAGTCAACAGCTTGCCAATGCCTAGCGTATCTATTTGATCGGATATTGACCCAGAGTCGCTTTGAACCTTGCCAATACTAAATGCAGCAGAGTCAGCAGTAGAGGATGCATCAGAAGCCACCTTCCCAGCCCCTAGAGCAGCAGAGTCAGTTGCACCCTGTGTATCTGTCAGGGTCTTACCAACGCCCTTAGACGGCAAATCAGACAGCCCTAGAGCATCAGCAAAAAACCTGAATATCAGGAAGTCACCGAACTTAATTTCAGCAACAGCCTTTTTAAAGCCAATATCGGCTACGGCTTTCTTAAATGCAATGGCTGCCTTAATCATTAGAAGTCGGCTCGAATGTAAAAGTCTAACACTTGGAATATAGTCTCTACTGTGCCACTGTCATAAGTGATTTCGATCTCACCCTCATAGTAGCCCTCATCAAGCACCAACTGGGTTCCTGAGAATGAAAAGACAGCAATACCGTCTGCAAAGTTGCCACCTACGTCAGCAGCCGCCAATGTAAACAAAGTAGTAGTGGTGCCTTTGGCCCTAAACTTCAGCGCACAAGAGCCGCCAGAAAAGTCTATAGCAACGCCTGTGTCATCACGGGTCAGCTTTGCTTGAATCTGTGGGGCTTGATCGCCCTGTACTAATTGATAAATCATTTCACGCCTCTAGCGGGTCAACAAACCCGTATCGTTTTATGCCGTCATAATTGGTCTGTATAAAAAATGTATATATATCAGTGCGTTGCCGCAACTCTTCTCTGCGATTGCTAACAGCTTCATTTGCTGTTGGCGCATCTGCCACCGTATCTGTAATAGTATCAGTGCCGTCTAGCGTAGTATATCCAACTTCTATCACGATACATTCTCCATAGTGCCGACCCATTTTACCAGCCTGCAAGTAACATTGCTGATATTTGTCGTGCCTACAATACTAGGTCTGAATTCAGTAGCAGTAGTAGATTCGCCATAGGTATTTGAAAAAGGTATTCGTGCATTCACAGTCTTGCCTGTTGGTGCAAATATGTTGTTATCGATACCATAATCAGCCTCTACCCAAGTACCAGCCGATGTAAACTTGCTGGGACTGAAATACATAGTTTCGCCATTAGAAAAAAACGGGCTAGATGAAGAAACCATTACATAGGTGCGATTGTTGCCTGAATCATAATACACGCTATTAATATTGCCAGTTGTACCGCTTCCAGAACTGTTATCGGCAACCCCGCCAGTATTATCAAGCAATGCAAGTACATTGCCGCTAATATAAACCCACTGATTGTATGGTGGCGCACCAGATGCAAGAGTTACAGTTCCAACTGCTGTACCTGTAGCCCCTTTGCTTTTTCTTTGCATATTTAAGGTGAATTGAACCTGATGATCTGTGCCACTGCTGTTCGCAGTAGTGAAGTCAAAATCTAAGTCTAATCTCTGCCGCTTTGAGATACTTAAAGATGGTGCAGGTATCGCAAAGTCTTGCCCAAACTGAGTGCTGCTAGTAGCGGTGATATTCTCATATATAGATGCAGGGTAAAGCTCAGACACATCGCCCGATAGCTTGTCTACCGTTATGCTAGATGCCTGTATTTCAGTAGCAGTTAAAGTATTGGCCGCAATCTGAGATGCAGTGATAGTGTTCGATGCTATTTGCCCAGCAGTAATGGTATTGGATGCGATCTCTGTGGCTGTAATAGTGCCTGCAACAATTTCTACTGCTGTTACAGCGTTAGCAGCAATTGAATCTTGATTTACAGCGTCTGTAGCAATAAGGGCATTCGTTATAGCGTCATCTTGTATATTACCCGTTCCTACAGCGTCATTACCTAGATCACCAGCCGCAATTGTAGTAGTGGTTGCATTGACCACACTGCTAAAGGCAGAAGCATTGCCAGTAAAATCAATTGCCTTTACTTTGTAGTAGAAGGTAGCCGCATTGGCTAGATCATCATCAATAAAGACGGTTCCGTCTGTGTTACCAATTAAGCTATAAGTTCCACCTGAACTGGTAGACCTATAAACATCAATATGGCTAAGGTCTTTTTGGCTAGGGTTAGTCCAGCTAATACTAATGTGCTGATACTGACCGCTTGCAGATACAGATGATGGAGCATCAGGCGCAGTAGTATCGACGGCGGCAGTAGGGGCAGAGGATATATATGTTGACGATACGCCAATTTCGTTTACAGCTTTAACCCGCACATTGTATTGCTGACTATTCTGTAAGCCCGTAATTACTGCTGGAGATGCCTTGGCATCCATAGTGAAGTAGTTGCTATCTGATGATTTTTTCCACTCGACAACATAGTGATCAGTGAACGCATCATCCGCGTCAGTCCACGCAACATTGAATGCGGTGTTGAAAGTGCCGTCAGAGTTAAGGAACGAATCGCCTGTAATGTTTAGGCTAGTAGGGGCAGCAGCAGTTAGACCGTCATACAGAGCAACCTCACCAGCGCCAAGATATACTTCTTCATCTGAGGTAGTCCAGTCCCAGATAGATGCCGCAGTCTCAATAGCATCTACGTTGACTATAATCTGCCCATTGGCAAAATCTAAGTTATACCCAACAACTTCAAACACCTTATTGGAATAACCCAGTCGAGCATTCGTTACGTTGATATTGTCGCCAATCTTAAAACGTAAAGCACTAAGGTTGCAGGGTATGGTTATTGCTTCTTGCTGGCGGCTACGGAACAAGGCCAGCTTTGCAATACGTTGTGCGCGAATGTTGTTTACCGTGAAAGGCAGAGGCATATCTAAATAGATAGGGTCACCATCTTCAGCGGCAAAAGTGCTGGATATCTGTGCAGGGTAATCAGCAAGAATATAGTTGTCTTCCTCTGACAAGAAAACACCCTTCACACCGTTATAAGCGTTTCTCCTAGACTGCTTGGTCTGGATGCTTATATCACCAACAGCGACCGATTCATCTACGCTGTAGGTAGGGGCCACATATTCGCCTGCATATATCTCAAACTTACCTGCCGAGAAAACAAGCCGCCCAATCATAGAGCCGAGCATCGAATCTAGGTTGTCTTTAATAGAACCCTCAGTATCTACCACGCCATCTATCGTATATCTAGGCTGAGTGCCGCCAGCAGCGAGAGATACTGTCTCATCGCAAACCGTTGCAGCAGCAGTCACAGTAGAGGTAAGTATATTGCCTACAGATTCACCCAGTCCATACTTAGTATCTCGCAGGTAATCATAAACACACAATGCTGGATTCTGTGACCACGCAGTAGTGCTAGTAGCAGGGTTTAGAACTTTTTTTCCGCGAATAACGGTGGATATATTAGGCAATCCATTGGCAAACTGATCGATGTCATAAGTCAGCTTAACCACCATATAGGCAGTGTCCAGCAACTTGTGGTCTGATGTCCATTTGGTTGATGCAGCATTTAATGCGCTGTCTGCTGTAGTCTGATCTCCCTTGTGGAAACCTATGCTTACATAGTTGCCCCAAGTCCCAACAAAACTACCATCCCATATTTTAACATCGTTAAACCAGACTTCCTCGTATGCGTCGATCTCATGGCCAGCAACAGCAATAACCAGCCAAAGGTATTTATTGTCAGTACCTGTTGACTCCAAGTAAACGATATTGCCGCCTATTCTAGCGCGACCGTATACTATCTTGCGAGACTGCGCAGCATCCCTAGTGGTAATGGATCGACCGCCCATCACAGCGCCTAAATTCGGCGAAGGCATTAGGGCTTTGGACACTAGAGATAGACCAGCACCAATAGCAAAGGCTATCGCAACTTGGCTGAATGTTATTGCGGCAAACCCTATAGTTGCAGCAGCTCCTGCCGCGCTTACCAAACCTGCTATTACTGCTGTAGCCATTCTATTCGCCTAAAAAACACTTGTGATAAACGCGCTCTAAAAGATTAAAGCCCATTCGTTGCATTAGCCCGTCAAAAGGAAAATCCACCTTCATGTTTAGGGTCATTAATGAAGCGCCATTTTCTTTGCAGTGCGCCTCAGCAAACTTTATTAGCTCTGCTCCTGTAGTGCTTTTCCTAAACTCTGGCTTGACATATATTACATCAGTTGAGGCGAAAAGATGATCTTTGTGGTGGATACTTTTAGACATCATTACCACGCAGTAGCCAATCAAGGCTCCATCTTTCCTCGCTGTAAATATTCGCAATATACCCATCTGATCTAACAAGGCATATTCATTCCAGTCTGGATCAAGAGGTATTGTATCTTGGTTTGGCTCAGTCTCTGACCAATGTTTATCGAGCAATGGCTTTATATCTTCTTTTACATTAGCCATGCACTCATGTGCTATCTTATGATCTTCTGTCATTGTATCGGCCACCACTTCGCCCACCATTGCCGCCGCCCCCAGCATTAGATGACGGAGAAGCCCTGCCCCAGATAATTTCTTTCTCAACGATAGCAGTCACAAACTCAAACCCTTTGTCTGTAGGGTAATCAATCTTTTGATCTTCTGCTGTATATCGTCTGACCTTCGCTCTTTCAAAAGCAATTAGTTTATTCTCAACTGCTATATTGATAGTCGATGTTTCACCAGACTCGGATATAGTCATGGTGTCCATAAAGCCAGAAAATATCACCGTAGGATCAGCTACCAAATTACCAGATGCATCAAACGCCCCCAGCAATACAGTGAGTGGCCTGCCCTGATATTCGTGATCTTTGGCTATCACCACCAAAGATGATTTAACGCCTGTTAGGGTTACGTTAATACCACTGGCCTGCATATCAGATGTCTCAGTGACTGGGCTAATTCCTAACAAGTCACCAACGCCAGTATAAGTCTCACTGTCATAGGTAAGATCGCCAACACCTGACCATAGGTTTAATTCGTTAGGCGTTTCGCCTGAATCAAATACCATACGCACAAGGAATATAGGGCGAACCACATCAGCAGTTGATACTGCCTGCATTGCACTAGATAAAGCCCTACTCATAATGCTTCAACCATAGCAAAGCTAAAGCCCTGTAAGCTGGCCTCATTAGTAGACCAAGAAACCTCATTAGAAGCCATGCGCCAAAGGCTCTTAGGTTGGGTGAAGTCTAATGCCTGACCTGTAGCTATTGCCTCGCGTAAGGGCGGCTGAAACTCTAAAGTACCAGCGCCTGATGACTTGTCTGCTGTAACCAAGTATAGATAACTGCCTAACTGAAAGTATGTTCCTGCCGATACCGCTGTGCTGCCTCCAGAGGTTGTCAGGGTCTCTGCCCTGATAGCAGTGGTGCCGCTTGTAGTCACATTGGCTGTATCTGTATGCAGTGGGTTACCGAAAGTAAATGTACCTTCACGCCCTTTAAGACCAATGATAAATGCTTCTACTGATCTTGCCTCTGTATAAGTAAGAGGCGGCAAAGTAACCTCTGCCTCCCACCTTGCACCCTGATGCGTATAGACCTGAGTATCTAAAGTAAACGGAGATTCAGCAACAGCCACAACACGCTTTAGGCGCATTGACATATTCTGTATGCCGACATTGGGAAAAGATAAAGGCATCAGTTACGCTCCGACCATTGCTCTTGAGAAGTTACCACCACGCACCCTAGCGTCTGCTACAGCGCCTTTAGCGGCTTGCGCTATCTGTGGCATCAGTCCAATTATCTCGGCTCTAACAGTGCTTTGGATGCCTGTGGTGACGTTTATGGTTTGGTTAACTACAACACCTGAGCCACCGCCTAACTTGTTATTAGGAATTATCGCACCATTTTGATTAGGAACAAAAACTTCTTGGCCTCGCTCTCCAACCAAGGTTGGCTGGCCTCTATTCACAGAGCCGCCAATAGCTGCGGTAGCAGAATAGTCTTGACCCATACCAATTCCACCCCCAGCCGTCATCCCAGAGCCAGTTGAGCCTGTGCCTCCAGTACCAAAAGAGCTAGTAATAAAACCAAATGCCGCATCAACAATGTATTTCTGGATTAGCATTTTAATTAAGCTGTCAACAACGCTTTTAGCCATTGACTTTATAGCATCGGCAAAGTTAGCTGCACCTGTTATCCCAGCGGTAAGAGAGTCTGTTAAACCATCCAGTCCCTGCTTTGTAAGGTTCTGAATATTGGTAGTCATATCAGGAATGCTGTCACTCCATGACTTAAATCCAAGCTCGATGTCGTTCAATGCTGGCACAACAGCGGCTGGTATCGTACTGGCAGAGCCTTTAAAGTTCTCTAGCTTTTCAATTAATCCATCAATCTCTAAGCCAAGCCCGCCTGCAAACTTAACCGCGTTAAGAAAGTCTAGCTCTTCGCCTGTCTCATCTGCCTTTTCAAGCAAAGCCTGTAAAGATATTAATCTCTTTCTATCGCTTTCTTGTGAAAGTTCTGCACTGCGCTTTTGTCTGGCAGTATATCCCTGCATTCTTTGCGCTCTTTCAGCCATAGCTTCTTCAAGCTGCTCAACTTCAGTTCTAAGTTGACGGGCATTTTTTTCATTATCATCTGTGAACGCTCTAGTCAGCGCATCCTTAACCCGCAAGGCTCCGTTGTAGACTTTAATAAACCCGTTTGCCAGACCTTCAAATGCTTGCAGTGCAATTTTAACGCCATTTAGTAAATCAACAGCTAATGACCTAGCAAATGCCTCAACGCCACCTTTAACCTCTATAGATCGCTGTAGGAAGCCCGTGAATCTTTCTACCATCATTTCTATAGCAGGGGCAAAGGCTGCTACCGTTTGATCAGTAACGCCTTTAAACAAGCTCTTGAGCTTAGTCAGAGAGTCGACGGTATCCTCGACACCTTTAGCCGCAGTGTTAGACATGGTAAGGCCAAGCACTTTCGCTTCACCTAGCATTTCTTTCAGACCATCGCTGCCCTGAGACAAGGTATTTACAAGGGCTGCACCCTCGGAATCAAAAAGCTTAAAGGCTAGACGTAACCTGTCAGATTCACTTTCTACTTTCTCAAATGCATCAGCCAGAACAATCATTCGTTTGTCTAGCGGCATTCTGTTTAATTCTTGAGCATTTATACCTAGCTCTTTAATAGCACCCTTGGCCTCACCAGTTCCTGCTGCTGCTTCCGCAGTTCTGCGGGTAAACCTTTGCAGGGCCATATCCATTGTTTGAGTAGCCACGCCAGTAAGGTCAGCCGCATATCTTAATGCGCCCAAAGCCTCAGTTGTTGTGCCTATTTTTGCAGCGGTCTTTGCTAAAGAATCGGTGGCATTAAGGGATGATCTAACTAACAAACCAAAACCAGCAGCACCAGCAACGCCAACCAGTGCAGTTCTTAGGCTAAACACAGAGCCAGCTATTGCCTTCAATCCATTAGCAGCAGAACCAAAACCTTTCTTGGTTTTATCAAATGCCCTAATCGTGATGTTTACATTTTCAGCCATTGTTCTCGCTCATTATCTGGAAGTAGGCCAACCACTCGTTAAAGTGACTGACAGGCATTTGCTCTGCTTCTTCTATGCTCATGTGAAGGCGGTCAGCCAAGGAAAGCAGATTCATCCTCGACTGATCGCTTCTCAGTTTCCCTCAGCCGCCTCTACTGACTCGATCTGTGCAAACATCTGATTAGCTATCTCACTAATTACGTTAGTTTCTTCGCCCATCAAATCAATGCGATCCTCAGCAGAAGTAAAGAGCTTGTTGCCGCCCTCGTCTTCTGCCTTCATAACGATCAAATCCACCATCGCGCCAACTGTGGTGTTGTTTAGGAAGTTAGGGTGCTTCTTCTGCAACTGGTCTAAGTCATAGCAGGTAATGCTTCTGCAATACAACTTAAACGCTCCAGATTCGTCACCCCATTCTGGCACCTGTACTTCTCGTGCCTCAACCTTTCTTCTACTGCGTAACTCTTTAGCTAATCCCATGGTTTAATCCCCTTATGCTGTTGCTTCAGTTACTGCTCCGCTGCACTGGATGGAGAAGCTGGCTTCTACCATACCATCGAAAGAACCAGTAATAGAGCGAGAAGTCACAATGCCGCCACCAGAGAAGTAAGATTCGCCAGTGCCAGTACCTGTTGGATAAATCTCAAAATCTACCGCAGCGCGTTCGTCAAGGATAAGCTGCTGTGCGTCAGCCTCATCCCAGTAGCACTCGATAGTTACTGTATTGGTCTTTAGACCTTCTTTATAAGATCGTGCGGTATCGCCCATTACACTATCTTCAATGGTATCTGCTGAACCATCAAACGTGAAAGAACGAACCTCACCCACAACGGCCACAGAGCCGCCAGATGCCGCGATTTTTACTACACCAGATGCGCCTGTTTTAGTCGCCATGATAATTACCTCTAATTTAAGTTAAGTTGTGCCGCGAGTGTACTGATACAAAACGCGAACTGTAATAATAACCCCACCAATGGGGTCAATAGAACCTTCATCAATCTCGACTCTGGTTATCTGCGTATCAAGGGCATAGCCCCCGCGCAAACGGTCAACGTCAAGACCTTCTTCAATTGCTTCGATAATGTTGTTTCGGGCTGAATCAATCACAGACCCTTTAACGTAGCAAATAAACTCATAATTGATTGTAGCCATTCGCTGAGTAATTGACCCACCGATGCTGCTATCTTCTCTATCCTCGTCTGCACTTCGAACAAGGATAGCAGGAAATTGTGCGCTTGATAACTTAGTAAAATCAAACGGCTCTCTCGTTACATACTTAATATCTACTGGCGTTTTAACTGCCTGAAGCGTAGCCACCAAGTTGTTTGCAATGTTCTCTCTAACGCTCATTTCAATGCCCTGAAGAATACTTCGCCAAGTTGCTTTTCTTCTCTATCGCTAAACCCAAAAAACGGTCTAGTCTTATTGTTCATTGCAGCCTTTTTAGATTCAGTGGCTCTAGTAAAGAATATCTCAGCTTTAGTGCTGCTCGCCCTTGATGTCATCGAGCTTAACATCTGACCTGTAAACTGTAGGTCTGGGTTTGTGCTTCTTCCTCTACTAGCCCTAAATGCAGCATATACGGGCGTATACTTCTTAAACTTCCCACCCTTAAAGCCAACGCCTTTACTGGTTCTGGCCTCAATAATATTAATACCGACTTGAGCAGTAATCGACAACGCCCTTTTGACGCTTGCTGATAGCTCCTTGCCTTTCTTGCCAATACGCTTTGCAACAGCCTTGGCATTGGTATCAATCTTAACCTGCATTATCTATCTAACCGCTGGCCGACAGGCTGCTTCTCATCGTAGTCAACAGTGCCATCACCGTCTTCATCATAATCAACGCCATCTGCCAATACAGATTCTAGCTCTTCACCGTATCGCGCTTTGTAAAAGTCGATCATGTTTCCGAATCGGTCACCATCTACCCAGTTAGTCAACTGCGGCAGCGCATAACGCCATAGCACCAAATAAGCCGATACCGTGGTGAACTGCGTTGCTGTGAGCTTAGTGTTATCCATCTCACCAGATATATTCTTGCGGGGCCACCACTTAATCCGTAGCTCGCGCTGTATGTCTGCCTGTGCTTTGGGGTGTTCCAATACAAAAGACTCGATACCTAGATCGAGAATATCGGGGATTAGCTTTAATAAATCTGCGTCGCTTGAGTAAGCCATTACCATTTCACCTTATCTGCCCAGTAAGCCGCTGATGCTGTCTTATCTTTGCGGCCTCTTGCTATGTCTTTTGCAAACCTTGCCTTAAACGACCTGCGCTTGGCTTTGTCTGCTTCTGATTCGTTCTTGCGGGGCGGCTTGTTGTCTGCACCCTTCTGACCGAACCTAATTAACTTTATCTTGTCGCCTTCTTTAGCAAGTACAGCGTGGCTCTTGCTGTCATGCTTGGGGGTGCGCTTAGGCTTGTTGTAGCCTTCGAACCTTTCACCGCGATAAGTTATAGCCATGTAAACCTCGTAAGAAAGCCCCCTCCGAAGAAGGGGCAGTCAGTCTTACAGTACAGCGTCAGACAGAATCTCAACACCGAATGCATCGTCAAGCTCGGCTACGCCATATACAGCAGTAGCGTTCAACTCGAATGCGCGGAGTGACTCATCACGCTGTGGAGCAATGTTGAAGTCGCGCTTCATAGCGATCATCAGAGCTTCGGGAGCGAATACAGCACCCTTAGCATCGCCAGAACCGTCGATAGCTACGTTGGCAGACTCATATACATTGATGCCAGCGATAGTACCAACATAACCGTTACGCATTGCTTCGTTCTGCAAGTCGCCACCATTTGGGTTAGCAAAGGTGTTAGTCAGGTTAGCTTTCAACTGGTACGCTTGGAAAGGATGTACTACAGCATTGATAGTGCCAGTAATCTTAGCAGCACGGAGAGTAGCAGCAGCCTTGAACAGGTCAGCTACAGTGATCTCTGCACCAGCAGCACCGATAGAGCTAGAAAAGCCGTCAAACAGGGCGATCAGGTCAGTATCGATCTTAGTGGCGATAGCGTTACCGAGAACAGTTCCTAGCTCTACAGCAGGGTTGCCGTCACCGTAGGTAGCCATATCAGTCAGCAGAACCTGTGCGCCTACTTCGCCAACAGTTACAGAAACTGAGCTAGTAGATACAGTGGTGCTTGACATATCAGTGCCTTCGGTCAAGTCAGCAGCAGCGATTGCTGGGTACTTAGGAACCTGAATGGTCTTGCCAGCAGTAGATTGGATGTTGTAGTTAGTTACAAGACCCATCATTAGTGATTGCTCTTCGGCAGTGAAACGAGCCTGAGCGACGATATTGACGAACAGGTCGTCGAGAGTTGTTGAAGTAGTTGCAGCCATGATAAATTGCCTTTAAATAAAATTAGTTTGTGGTTTGTGGTTACTTTTTCTTCATAGCAGCAAATGCTTCTTTGCCACCATTTTCCCAGTTTGCAACCATATCTGCCACAGATTGAGGCTTCTGCGTAGAGCCACCAGCGTTACCCATCGATCCTGTGCCACCTTGTGACGCTTTGACCATGTGTGGGTTTACTGTCAAGAACTCTGCTACCATCTCGTTGACTGATAACAAATCACCGCTGTCATTGTATCGCGGTACTCCGTTAGCGTCTAGCACCTCGACCGTTCCGTCATCTGACAGTCTGGTCTGGTCTTTTAGTAGCTGAGAGACTTGATTCGGATTAACAGCGTTACTGTTAGAAGCTGCACCCAGAATCGCTCCATCTACTAGCGTCTGTTGCAACTTGCTTTTGTAACTCTGTATCTCCATGTCTTTCTTCTCGACCGTTTGCTTCAGGACTTTATCGAACTCCCCGCGCTCTTTCTGTCGCTCCAACTCTGCGGCTTCTTTTTTTGCCAACAGGTCTTTAGCTTCATCAAGGTCAACGCCAGATAGTCGCTTATCGAACTTGCGCTGCTCTCTAGCAACACGATCCGCAACAATGCGGTCTAGTTCATCCTGAGTAAAGGTCTTGCTTTCCTGAGTTTCTACTGCCGCAGTTTCAGTCTCTGCTTCTGTTTCCATGATTTCATCGCTCATGTCGCGTGCCTCTTAAAGAGTATTGGTGAATCGTTAGTCTAGCATAAATTTACTTTTTTGGTTTCTTCTTCTTCTTTGGTCGCCCAACCTTACTACCGTATGTACCTTTACCTTGTGGCATTTTATATCTCCAATAAGTTAGTTTCTAGTTCAACCGCTTCATACAACCAGAGAAAATCGTCCTTTTCTTCCTCTGGCACTATTTCATAGTATTTATCTAGCTGATCTATTATATCGCTAGGCAATGGCTGCTGCTGAGAAAGCCTCACTGCTTCCATAAAAAACTTCGTCATGCGTAATCTCCTATCTCAAAATCCCATCCGTCAAATACCTTAATCCTTCCTTTAGATTTTACAATTTCATCCATTAAAGCTAATAATTTGTCATCCACTAAATCCTTCCTTCCCATGTTGTATAGGCTAAAGTTTTCTGCCCACCACTCTGTCGGATTATGCTGCGAGTAACTTGTTGGGAAAAATAGGTTTTTGTTAATTGCGCCACTTCTGCCATTTACATAAAACAACTGCCTCAAATACTTCTCTATAGGCGTTGCGTAGGTGCCAGACGCGCTTGCCTGCCGCCAGTATTCTTGATGCACTGTATGCCCAAACTCATGGAATAAAGTAGATCGGAATTTGTCAGCAGGATCAGAGTGATACTGCTTGGCTGACCACGGCCTATCTTCAACATTCCCGCCCTTCACATAAACGCTTGCAGGCTGTACTTCTGATAGCCTTCTATCTTTTTCCCATTTCTTTCTGGCCTTGGCAGCGTCTGCTGATGCAACTTTTAATTGGGCAGCCTTTTTCTGAACTACAGCATATTCAGGGGTGCCTAAGTACGAATCGCTTTTCCTATAATTAGGAAATTTCAGAATGAATGCGTCCATCTCTGCCCGATATTCTTCCTGAATCTTTTCGTAATATTCATCAGCTTTATTTAGCGCAAGTCTTGATGATTTTGTATTTTTTAACAGCTTATCTTTCGGTAGATATGTTTGCTTGGCTATTGGATTCCAGTATGACCCATTGATTGAGAGCATACCGTCACCCATTGCCATTGTTGTTCTTTTGCCCCCAACAGGAACAACCCCCCTGATCGGGGGTGTTTTAAATTGCTTGCTAATACCGTCAATTTCTTTTAATCCGCTATCTAGCAGGCTAAGGGTTTCGGTGGACATCCCTGTTGTTTTTATAGTTCCAAATTGCTTGTTTCCCGTTTTGTTAGCGTCAGTGCCTCTCTTGTACCCGTAAGGTTTAAACCTAACAGGGAATACTTCTCCCTTAACGCCTTTATCGTCTAACAACTTTTCTAAGTGTGGCGGTAATTTCTTACTAGACCCTAGTGCAATATATCCGCTTGCATCTGACGCATCATATACTGGCCTGTTGGCCTTCAATGTGCTTTTTGATATTTGGTCTAGCGCAACTTTTTTATCTAAAAGCTCTGGTGCGCCTGATGGAGCTTGAGATTCAGGCTCTGCTACTATCGCAACCGCTTCCTCTGTGCCGTCTTCTTCATCAAATACTGGTCTAAACTGGTGGCCGCAATTGTACCCGCCTCGAACGATAAAAGGGTCGCCAGAAGCCTTGCCAGCCCAGCTACCTTCCCACAGGTTTGCAATCTCTTCTTCTGTAAAGGTCTGACCCTCATGCTCTCGGCAAAAAGGTCTAGTGGTCTCTATTATGCGGCCCACATACTTCCACTTAGTCGCGCCTGACTGCTTTCCAATTGAGGTGTTGACTGCTGCATCAAACTGCATAAGGCTGTCATGCACCAACTGCTTTGCGTTGCTGGCCAACCTGCCGCCTTGAACCGCCTTAACGCTCGCAATACTAGCTGCAAAGGAAGTGCCTGTAAGAGTGTTCTGGTAGACTTCTTTGCTAACAACGTCAAGATACTCTGTTCCAACTTCTTGGAATCCTTGAAACTCTAACGTCTGTAGCTGCCTTATAATCTCAGGGTCTAGCTTTGTAAACGAACCATAAGTCTCAAGCATCTTTTGAGTGTCTAAGGCTACACCACCATATTGCCTAACAATATCGTCAACAGTAGCTAGGTATTCATCCTCTACCAGCTTTCTAATGTCAGCCCTTGCCTTCACAGCCCACTCAAGATCGAACAAGCTACCGTCTTTCAATGGCGCTGTTGCCATTAAATCGGTGATTCGATTCTCAAGGGTTATAAGCGCCTCAGATAATTGCCTTTGGTTTTTGTCGGCTATCTGATTTAGCGCCTCAACGTAATCAACGTCTGCTGCCATTAGAACTGACCAACACCACCAGAAGCATCAGAGCCTTCTTCCTTTGGCTCAATAAGGATGTCTCCACCCTCTATGTCATCAAGGCCAATCTTCTCTCTAACCTCATTAGGCGTAACCACTCCAGCATCAATGTGATAGCTATATATCTGAGTCTTGTCAGAGAAGTCACCAAGAACAGATGCTTTATCTTCAATCTCTGCATGGGCTTTAGCTAACTGCTCGTCATCAAGGATTAGGTCACTGATCTTCTTGTCGATCTCCATAGCAAGGGTTGCAGACTTAACGCCTGTGGCTCTCATCTGCTGTAGGAACATTAACTCCTTGTCGTAGTCTCTTAGGTCAAATGCGTCTGGGTAGAATATCTCTACATCTGGTGTGACATCCTGCCAATCACAGAACAACACCCAAAGCTGCTCTTCCGCTAATTCTAGCAGGTCAGCCTTCTCGGATAGCTTCGCATTCAACATTTGAAATTCGGTCTGCATAGCCACGCCAGACATTACCTGAGCGTCAGTGCCGCGAACTGCTCCCATGTGACTCATGCGGTTGATTGACTCCACCTTATCGGTTATCGATGCACGAACAGCGTCTAGGTTCTGACCGCTAGGCTGTAACTGGTAAGGTTTTAACTGTGCGTCCATATCATCAGGCAGATTGATAATCGCACCAGCACCTGCACTAGCATCGGTGCCAAAAGATTTAACCAGTGTCGGGTGGTTAGAGATACGGATTAGCTGCTCGATCTCTGATAGTTCCTGATAGATAGCTCTTTGCATATAGGACGCATCAGATATGTCACTAAGGCCAATGCCTCTCGTTATACTGCGGTTAGCAGGTAAGAACACAGCAGGGATGCGACCCAGTACGTTGTCATCCACTTCAATCATCTTATCTAGGTCATTAACTGAGTGCCATTGCTCTACTCGGTCTTTGTACCAAACGCGGTAGTACGTCTCTGTGGTGGTCTCATCAACACGGATAACGCTTTCTCTGACTTTCAGATAGTCAAGCTCAAAGCGACCACTCGGGGTGCGAGAATAGTTCCAGTCAAGAACATTCTCAGGAGTAAACATCGTTACATAGGGTCTAATGTCTTGCTCAAGCTCTTCTGCTTTTGTTCCTGCTGTAGACTTAGGCTTATCCATCATTAGCCATACATGACCATACACGCTAGACCAAATCTGAGCTTCACGCATAAATGTGTTAAAGCTGCGACCATCAAGATCAGCATCCTTTAAGAAAGGTTCAAGGGCCACGTTATTGGCTGCGCTATTGTAGGCTCTAGTAGGCGGCACACGCCAAAGGAAGCTGCTGTAGATATGGACTATATTTTTACAGTGGTTATCTAGGGGGGTCAGATCAAGTCTGCGGTCATAGTCATCTGTTGTTTCTGATATGTAGCGCGTGAGGTATGCGCCATTAAAGTAATCTTGCCCACCCATGTAGCTGCGAACATAAAACTCCCAGCGTGCTTCGTACTTGTCATAATCAGGGTGCGTTGTATCTGCGTTCAATCTCATCAAGTCCACCTTTGTGGTTGTGGTGTGGCGTATTCAGTGCGAACTGGGAACAGGTATTCCACTAAGTAGCCGAGGGCATCGTTCATATGATCGTAGCCATCTTCTTTATTGGGAATGCTTGTGCCTTCTTTGTATGTCTGCCTTTCAAGTGACTTAATCGTCTGCTTGCATTTCGGGCTGATGTACAAATGCCGCTCACCATCACTTGACAGTAAACGACTATTCACAGCGTTGATTCTATCCCTGACCAATGCGTGCGAGTTCTTCGCCTTAACGCTAAATCCTGCGTTTTGTAAGATCGACAAATCTGTGCGACCACCAGCAGAGGTTTTCCGCTGTCTTGATGCTGGGTCTGGATAAACAATTATATTGCGTCTAGGGTAGCGTTCTATTATCTCCGCAACCATTTCATCAGTGTTAGACCCGTACATGACTATCTCGTCAACGGCAATCAGCGTCCCGCCTTTACGAATACAGATAACGGCAGACATGGGGTCTAAGTTGAAGTCCATCCCAATGTGGAGTGTACCACTATCGTCATCAATCGCCAATACAGAGTCTTCACGGTTAAAGCCGTAATAGAGGCGGCCAGAATAGGTTACGAATGCAGCCTCATACTCTTGCTTGAAGGTTCGCTCATCTAGGTCTTGACGCGCAGCTTGAATCTCTTCCTGCGGTACGTTCCCGCCATCAAGAGTCGTATACTGGAAAGACTCCCAATCGTCTGCGCCATCTTTGCCTCTAGCCCACAGATCATAGAAGTGATTCCTTCCTTTAGGCGTACCAATAAAAAGCGCACCCCCTTTTCGGTCAGATAATGATGCTCTACATACTTCGTACCAAGTCTCTGGCCGCATATCTGCAAACTCGTCAAGGACAATATAATCTAACGCTCGTCCACGAAGATTGTTTGGCTTCTCTGCCCCTTTTAAGGCGATGTATGATCCGTTGATCAGCTTAATCGTGAGGGATGTCTCGTTAGTCTTGGCAATGTAATCTTGCGGAATGGTATTGATTAGCATATTCCAGCATATTTCTTTCGCAGCCCCATAGGTCGGAGCAACATACCAGACGTTCTTATTGTGGCCAGATATAGCCGCCCTAAGCAGCGCAGCAGTAGCTGTAAAGGTTTTGCCAAATCGCCTGCCAGCAACGACAGAAACAAATCGAGCCTTAGATAAGAATATCTCAGACTGCGGCTTTGTTAATTGCATCGGCATCCACGATTATATTGATTGGGGGTATCTCTTTAACTGGTTCAATATACTCATCACCCCAAGACTCTCGATCTCTTTTCTTGAGATAAAAGATAATTGACGTAGTGTCCCCACCGATTGCCTTTTCATAAAGAGCATTGGCAACATCATGGATACCTTCACTCCTTCCCTTTTTTATAGCCTCAGCAAACTCAGGGAATTCGTTCTGGCGTTCGTATACGGTCGTATGGCTTACACCTAAGCAATGGGCTATCTGCATAACCGTTAGACCCTTAGAAGCCATCTCCTGCGCTTTTTCGCAGGTTTGCTCGTCAGGTATCCATTTAGGTCTTCCACCACTCATTGCTCAGTCCCGAATATCTCTTCTGCCATTGCTGCAAACTCCTTAAACCCTTCGTAAGGCTCAAGCTCCGAAAGCTCATCGACCATGTTAGCAACGCCATCCTGCCAATCAATAAGCTCTTCTCGTATCTTATGCCTTTGGACATCGGTAGTCATCAACGATTCAATAATCGCATCGAAGCGGATTATCTCGTCATTTAATTCCCAATCAAAGCAATCTTCAAGTGATTTAGTTAGGTTTAAGCTATCCATTTGACACCCCTAATGTCAGTGAACTAGCGGCATTGTGCATGGTTTTTACGAAAATGTAAACTAGCTAAGATCGTCGGCAGCGACTGCGCCAAGCGAGAGAATTACAAATACTATCATGTAAATTATCACTGTTTGCCCCCTTGTTGGTAAGTTAAGGCGGCATTGTATAGACGATCAGTTATGATTTGAAATGCTTGTTTGCGATACCATTCATATCAATAATGGTATGCAAAATGCACACTGCAATATACATTGTTTAATCTATGAAACAAAAAAACCCCCCAGCCAAGTACAAATCGGTCTGAGGGGGTGGGGTAAGACTCGCAACGACTTTTAACGAGTCTTGGAAATAGTAGTCCGTTTCAGCTCCCCAGTGGACTAATCTGGGTCAAAAGGTTAAGGAGACCTTGGCCTGATCTGTACCGCCACAGTAGATCACACTGATCGGAAGGGAATATGAAACCCTCGGCTAGTAAATTATAACCTCATAAACAACAAAAGCGGTCAACAAAGCGGTCATGGTAAATAGATGTAGCCTGTAAACTACAAGCGGTTCCTCTAGCCACTCCCTGAACCTTCTGGCCATAACCTCAGCCTTTGATCGCCTGATAGCTTTGTCAGCGTGGTTGTTAGCGTCTCTAATTAGCGTTTTAACGTCCATTAGTGGCTCCCCATTACGAGTCTATCTAAATAAATTAAATCCTGATAAGAGTCCATTACAAGCTCTTCCATGCTTGGCTCAAGATACATATATAACTGATGTCTAATTTCTTCAAGGAAGTCAGGCGTATCCAGTATGTCCTCAAAATCGTCCAGAGCCTCCGACAAGTAGGCATCATTATCAACATCTTTAGCGTTCCTGTCAGCAGCATCGCGGAACATAGCGGCAGCCATTCTAGAGGTAGCGTCCTCGCTGTAGATAGCCTCTAGGGCCAGTAAGGGCTTGTCGCTAACTGTGTGAGGAAATACGTCATCCATCCAAGTCTGGTGAGTGATTAGCCAGAGAGCTATAAGGCCGTCTTTGGTTTTGTCTGGCAGTTCCTGATAACTACCCTCCCACATTGGGGTTTCGTCTCGGATAAGGCCAACAGCGTCATTCAATACCTTGTAAGACATTAGCACACCCCCAGATTAACGCAGTCATAGTATTCCATATTGCCAACAACACCCAGCAAGAGCAGAAGCGCCATGCCAGCCACAAAGAAGATTCTGGCCTCAGATATATCCTGCGCTTTTTGCTCGCGCTTCTTGATATCATTTAAACAGCATTCGTTGATTTTCATATTATTCTCCTTATATATTTGTTTTGATTACATCTATAGCATCTGGAAGATTAGCATCGTAAAGAGCATCACATAAAACTCCTACGCCAGCAGATATGACGTGCGACCTAACGAAATACTGTATAGTCTCGTCACTATCAGCCAATAACCTTTCCTGCATTAATTGCTTAATTACTTTTGGATCAACCTCAAGTGTGCATTCGACTTTAATTTTCATATTATTCCCCTTGGTTTTTGATGCCCCCCGTAGGGGGCGGTTAGATTAATGGAATGGATGAGCGTTTATCGCTTTTATCATTGCGTCACTGCCAAACTTGTCGCAGATAGCCTTATGAAAAAACGGAATAGCTCTTGATCCTTCGGCAAAGCTAGATCTTAATTGCGTAGGGCTTCTACCCATAAAGCTGCTTTGCTGCTTAATCCCTTCTCTTAAATTATTCATATACTTAACAAAATTGCCATAACTTTCAACGGCCTTATCAGAAGTATCATCTATCTCAAGAATTTTCTTTAACTGAGTAAAATTAGACATTTGTTTATTACCTTGTTTAATTGATTGAGATTAAATATTAAGGGATTATAAACATAATTGATAATATTTTATTGTTATAAAGATATATTTTTTATAACTTTTTATGCATATAGCAAAATTATGTACATATAAACGCAAAAGATAGACACTTTACTGCGCTAACTCTCTCCGATACGCCATTCCTGATCCTTGATCTGCTCTTTTAGTTGACGCGCAAACTGGATAACTTCTTCTCTGTCGAGCTTAGGGGATGCCCTCCAAGCCAGACGTTCCATAGCCTTTACCCTTCGCTCCCCGTAGGTATCAGCCATCCACTGCCTGTAACGTAGGACATAGTGCGCCTGCTTCATGCCCCACAGGTTACAACTAGGGCATTGGGGATGGATGTTTTCCTCGAATAGCTTAAATACGGTTCGGCCTCTAGGGATAAAGTGACCGCCCTGCATGGCCTTGTAATGGTCTATCTTGCCGCAGGTAACGCACTGGCAGTATCCGTTGTCATCACTTGCCTTTAGCCTTACAAGCCTTTGTAAGAGCTTGGCTGCCTTGTCTACTTCTTGGGCGACCGTAGTCTTTTTACGCTTTGCCATTAATCTCTCGCTCGATCAAGAAATCAACGTAGTGCTTAATTTTTCTAAGAGACTCTACCCCGCCTTTATCCTTCCAGCGCGTGATGTACTTCACAATATTACCCTCACAAAAATCCATCTCATTAGCCATTATGTACTCTATAGGCTGTATCGCTTTGTTTTTGTAGTGGTCTCCACCGACCTGATTGTCTAGTGCGCTCATTCTTCATCCCCTTTTTCAACAACTTCAATTTCTGTAGGCATACCAATGTTGCAATGAGAGCAAATACCGTAAGCATTGCCATCGTCGCCAACCCAATACTCAAGACTATTACCACACTCACAAAAGCATTTAGTAGCAATAATTCCATTTGACGGAAAGTTAATAACATTACTCATCCTTTAAGCTCGGCACAACAGTCTTTCGTGAATGCTCACCAGTGCGAATATGATAGGTAATCGCGTGTGCTGCCCTCCAGCTTACATAGCCACCCCTAGCTGCATAGGCATCAGCACCAGCCAATGTCGGGTGTCTCTCTACAATCGCTCCCGATGTCTCAGCGGTAACTTGCTCTTGGTGATGGTAGTGGCCAGTGTGAATGTAACAATACTTGGCTTGCCCCCACATTGATCTATAGCGAGCATCAGAACTAAACACTGAAGGCAGTGCGCCTATCTTCTTTTTGTGTCCGTGATGGAAGCCCAACATTATCTCGCCATGAAGGTGCGCGTAGTACGGGAACTCGGTATCGTCTACCTCTAGCCGTGGATTGTTTTTATAGATAACCTTAGCGGCCTTTCTAAGCCACGCAGAGCCACTTTCATCATGGTTACCCTCACATACTATTAGTTTGACAGCTTTATGCTTGGTTAACAGTATTTCAACGCATTGCATAGTCACAGACAAAGCCATCTCGATTAGCTTTCCATATCTAGTGTCGGCATCAAGAACGTGCTTTGAAATAGGGGTAACTGGTAAAAGGCCGTCCCAGTGCAGGAAGTCGCCTTGCAGGTTAAGTATCGCTAGCTCGCTATTAGGTGAACCATTGGCCATGCGGGTCATCGCAGACAATGCCTCATGCTCGGCTATTGACATATCCCAATCGTCGCCAGTCTCAGCGTGCCAACTGTACATCCCTAAGTGAAAATCTGTAAGGGTATATAAAGTTAAAAGTTCTGAGTCGTGTCCTTTAGCAGCCTTTATCTTTGGGGCTGGCTTCCACTCAAATCCCTCAATCGCCTCTACAATCTGATCCTTGTTTAAACCCTTAGCTCTTTCTTGGATAACCCACTGCAAGGCTTGTGAGCCATCTTCCTTATAAGCGGTAGATATTCTCTTTGCTTCGAAACCTTCTGCGGTCTGGTGGATTAAATCCCTATGGGGAGCAACCCCGTTGCTGGCGGCTATCCCCTCTAACCTGCGAAGCATTTTATCTATATTGCGCCTAGAGCTTCCGATCTTTTTGCTTGCTTTGTTGGCTGACCCAGTTTCAATCACTGCATCTAGTATTTGATGATGCCTCTCAGTGGTTGCAAATTCCTTTAGTACCCGTGGATCGATCTTATTCACTATGCCTCCTGCTGGGCTTGTAGTTCGGCATACTCGCTTTCTGCGGGTATTGATAACCGAATGCCCTGCTTGGTAGCCCAATGATAGACGTTATCAAGATAGTGTACAAATTCGCCTTTAGTGAGTTTGCTGGTGCTTTTTACTTGTTCAGGGATTTGCTGGTTACCTATAGAGTAACTAGCGGTGCCAAGAAACCGCTTCTTTAACCATAATTTCCAAACCTCGGCAGGGTCTTCGTGATCAATCTTGTGGCCCTTGTCTGCCATTTCCTTTGCTATTTCCCTGTACCAAATGTGCGACATAGCGTTCTGACTTAGGCTTCTTGGGTTTTCATAGGGGTCTAGCTTGACTGCCAAAGGCGTACTGTAGTCCCAGTCTTGCATCCGCTTAATGATATGAGGCAGCCTTTTCTCTAACTCTTCTTTGCTGCTTACCTTTACATGATCGCCCTGACTCACAGCTTTACCCGCAACCATTTATCCATCATCCGTTCACAACTGTTTTCTAGCCTGCTGGCCGTTGCCACCCTTTCCCTAGCTGCCTTGTCATAACCCAGCCGATTCTTTTCAAATGCAAAAATCGGTTTTAGGTGGTCAGGCGTACAGTATTGCGTGCCGTATAGCCTGCCTTTTAAGGTGCTGTACTTCAGGGTCTCAGGGTTTATTTCGTTGCAGACTTTTACATACTCAGCAATCGTGTAGCATTTACCATCCTCCAGCTTTGGATGCTCGCCCCTAAACTCGACTAACCTTTTTGCATTCTTACTACGCATTCTTCAATTCC